AAATAAATAATAACATTATTTGGGTAATAAAGCAATAAAATATCGAAAAGAATAATAGAACTTAAAAAAGTTCTTGCCGCACAGGGGGAAACAGCGTAAGGAGGAGATTTATATGGCTGACACACATACAGACGAAATTTTTAATGTGTACGGTGCACTTGATAATCTCAACAAGCGAATGAAATCTGTTGAGAACAAAGTTCCCGATTACACAGCAGATATGCTTGAAGTTTACCGAAATCTCGGTGCTCTTACAAAGCGTATCTCAGAACTTGAAGAACTTGTAACCAACACACAGAAAACATCATAGGAAAGGAGATGAATATGTGATGGAAAATTCATTCATTATTGATGAAAACAAAAAATGTTTTCTTAACGGTCAGGAACTGACAAATGTAACCAATGTTGATATAAAAAACATCAATGCTCTTGATATAACAGAAGTTGTGATTACCGTTGCGGTCAAAAGCATTGACGTTAAATATAAAGGTTTGGTTAAATGAATTTTGTTACAAAATCTACCAAATCCAGCAATCCGTTTTTGAAACGGTTCTCCATATAAATAATTGCTTGATTTGTGATTTCAAAATCGCCTGTGATGTAGATTTTTAAGTATTTTTTCTGACCAAGTTCGAGAAATGTCATATTTACATCATCATCGTGCCATTTCGAGAGCAGTTAGGCGTACAGATTACTATTGGAACTCAATAACAACTCACTATCGAGTTTAATTTTAAGGAGGAAACAAAATGTTAAATAACAAAGGACAGATTGTCATTTTCGCAGACAAAGCCACATCAGGCTCAAATGTAGTATCTGCTTGTGTATCAGATGAAACCGCAAAGGCTCTTAACGAACTTTGCGAGAAGTCCGGAAAGAAGATGTCGAGCCTTGTTCGCACTCTGATTGAGGACGCTATCAGCTTAGTTACGATTGTGGGGGAGTAATATGCCACGAGAAAAAACTTTGTTTAGAGACAACCTCGACAGGTTAGACGCTGCGTTTCCCGATAAGGAAGTTTTGCAGTATCGGGACATCGCAAACTATCTCGGAAAAGGCTTGGCAACAGTCAAGCGACATTTTCAGAGTGATTACAACAAAAAGCTCGGCGGTATAAGCAAGGCAGTCCTTGCAAGTATTCTGAGCTGATAAGGAGGAGATTAAAATGCTTAAAAACATTAGAACCAAACGCAAGCTCAAGGACGAAAACAATCATCTGCACAGCCTTGTAAGGCACTTGCAGATTGAGCTTGAGAACGCAAGGCTTGACCTCGGCATTAAAGAGGACACAATCAACGGCTACCGCAAGGAGAACATCAAGCTCAGACAGCGCATTAACAGTATGTATGCATATGATGTTTTCGGGGAGGAGGTGTAACGGATGATAGAAAATGTTTTAGAACGAATGAAAAGGATTGACGGGCAGAGGAAAATCTCTGATTTCATTGTTAAGCAAAAACAAGATTATGAATTTAAAATCAGATATGCAACTATCAGAGCAAGAGAATTTGTAGAAGAATGCGATAAGCGAGAATTAAACTATCACGTTTCCGTTGGCGGTCTTGACAGCATTACATTATTTATCTTTTTAAAATCAATCGGAATCCACGCACCGGGAATCAGCGTTTCTTATCTTGAAGATTCAAGCATCCAAAAAATTCATAAAGAGCTCGGAATAGAAAAATTAAAACCGTCGGTTCGATATGTAGATAGTACAGGGAAAGAACACCGTTGGACTAAGCAAGATATAATTCAGGAGTTTGGATTCCCTGTTTTATCAAAAGAAATAGCGTCAAAAATTGAAACACTTGCAAATCCTACCGAAAAAAACAAAACTGTTCGACACGCTATTGTAACAGGCGAAACAGGTGCATATGGTGGTTATCAAAAAAACAGTCGTATGAAAATGTCGCAAAAGTGGCTTGAAAAGTTCGGCGGTTATGCAAACGATGAAGAGGGCACGAGTTATCAAATTCCAAATTTCAAAGTATCATCAAAATGCTGTTATTATCTGAAAGAAAAACCTTGTGATGTTTGGGCAAAAGAGCATAACAGCGTACCTTTTCTTGGGCTGATGGCTTCCGAAGGTGGAAGAAGAGCTAAATCTCTAATGATAAATGGCTGTAATTATTTCGGTAAATCTACAATCAGGTCAGCACCGTTTGCAATTTTCAACAGACAAGATATTTTACAGCTTGCACTTGATTTAAATGTTCCTATTCCTGAAATATACGGAGAAATAGAGAGGCGTACAGACGGAACTTTGTACACAACTAAGGCTCAAAGAACAGGCTGTTCAATGTGCGGATTTGGTTTGCACTTGGAAAAGCGTCCGCATAGATTTGATTTGCTCAAAGAGCGAAACCCAAAAGAATGGGAGTATTGGATGTATAACTGCTGTACAGACGATAAAACAGGTGAAAGATATGGTTGGGCAAGAGTGCTGGATTATATCAATGTTGACTACAAAGAAGAAAACCGCTGACAGCACGGCAATGCTTCCAACGGTTTAAGGATATAATATGAAATCAATCAATATTATTATATCCTTAATTTTATAAAAAATCAAGGAGGAAACATAATGCACACATCAAAAATTACAATTAAATCACTTTTCGGCATTTCCGAACAGGAAATCGGTGGAAAAAGTGTTGAAATAACAGGCAGAAAAGGAGCAGGAAAAACATCTGTCATTGACGCTATTCGTTATGCTCTTACGAACTCGTCTTCTCGTGATTGGATAATTAAGAATGGTGAAACCGAGGGCGAAATCATTGTTGAAACTGATTCAGGCTTATCGATTGACCGTAAAGCAAGAAGCAACAAAGCTGACTTTGTATCAGTCAAGGAAAATGGAAACAAGGTCACCAAGCCTGAAACATTTTTGAAAACTATCATTACTCCGTTGCAGCTCAACCCTGTTGAATTTACACAGATGACGAAGAATGAGCAGAACAGAGCCATTCTCGATTTAATCGAGTTTGATTGGGACTTGAATTGGATTAAAGAACAGTTCGGTGAAATTCCGCAGGGTGTTGATTATGAGCAGAACATTCTACAGGTTCTCAACGACATTCAAGCTGAAAACGGTGTCTATTTTCAGAGCAGACAGGATGTTAACAGAGAGATTCGCAACAAAAGAGCATTTGTTGCGGATATAGCAAGGGATATTCCCGCAGGCTATGATGCTGAAAAATGGAAAAACTATGACCTTTCCACGAAATATTCAGAGCTTTTGAAAGCTAAAGATGAAAACGGCAAAATTGAAAGAGCAAAAGCTTTCAAAGACAGCTACACCAATAAGCTCAGAGGACTTGAAGCGAATAAAGAGATTGCTGTTTCAGCAGCGGAAAAATCAATCAATGCAGAGCGTGACAGCTTGAATTCTACTATTTCAAGACTTAATGCTGAAATTCAGTCTGCAAGAGAAAAGTTGCTTACGCTTGATAGTAAGTTTGCCGATAAAGTTAAAGTAGCAGAAGCAGATTTTAATGCTGCGAAAGCTAAGCTTGACGCTGATGTCGGCATTGCAAATAAGTTCATTAACCTTGAAATTAAACCTACAAACGCTCTGCAAGAGGAAATCGATACAGCAGAAGTGATGATTAAACATCTCAATGAATACAATCGCATGAAAACTATGCAGAAAGAAATTGAAGATTTGTGTTCAAAATCCGAAGAATACACTCGCAAGATTGAACTTGCAAGAACTCTGCCGGGAACCATTCTTCAAACTGCTACTTTGCCGGTTGAAGGTTTGACTGTTGAAAATGGAATCCCACTTATTAATGGATTGCCGATTTCAAATCGTTCAGACGGTGAATTGCTCGAATTATGTGTTGATATTGCTATCAATAATCCGAGTGGCTTACAGATTATTTTGATTGATGGTGCGGAAAAGCTTGACGATACAAGCAGAAACAAACTTTATGCTAAATGCAAAGAAAAAGGCTTACAGTTTATCGCAACAAGGACAACAAACGATAACGAACTCATCGTTACAGAACTTTAAGGAGATGTACATATGCCAACACATTGGAAAAAATTAACAAATCCGAATTATCTCGGAGCATACTCAATCGAAAACGGACAAGATTTGATTTTAACAATTAAATATGTTCAGGAAGAAAAAGTAATCGGCCCTGACGGCAAGAAAGATGATTGCGTAGTGTGTCACTTCTCTGAAAATGTAAAGCCAATGATACTCAATGCAACTAACATGAAAACTATTACAAAGCTGTACAAAACTCCATACATCGAAGAATGGACAGGCAAGAAAATTCAGATTGGCATCGAAAAAGTCAAAGCCTTCGGTGATGTTGTTGAAGCTTTAAGGGTTCGCAATATTATACCTAAGATAGAACCTGAAAAGCTGCCTAAGTGTGAAAAATGCGGTGCAGATGTACACCCAATGGGAAATATGACATCTGAACAACTTATCGCATATACGAAAAACAAATACGGAAAAGGCCTTTGTTCTTCTTGCGCAACAGCAGAAGCAAATAAACTGAAAGGAGAAGCAATAAATGCTAAATAATGAGAACTATTTCAGTGTTGAGAACAACCTCAAATATATGAGTGTTTCACAATTCAAAGCATTTGAAAATTGCCCTGCCTCCGCTTATGCGGAGGTTACAGGAAATTATGAGCGAGAAAAAACAACTGCGTTACTTGTAGGTTCATATGTGGACGCTCATTTTGAAGGTTCACTTGATGTTTTTAAAGCACACAATCCGCAGTTATTCAAGCGTGACGGCTCTCTCAAGTCTGATTATATCAAAGCCGAGCAAATCATAAACAGAGTTGAGCAAGACGATTTGTTTATGAAATATATGAGCGGCGAAAAACAGGTTATTATGACCGGTACTATTGCAGGCGTTGAAGTCAAAATCAAGGTTGACAGTTTACACACCGATAAAATTGTAGATTTAAAGGTAATGCGTGATTTTGAGCCTATTTATGTAGCTGAAAAAGGCAGGCTAAATTTTATCGAGGCTTGGAGATACGACTTACAAGGAGCGGTCTATCAAGAAATAGTCAGACAAAATACAGGTAAGGTTTTACCTTTTTATATTGCAGCGGTAACAAAAGAAAAAGAGCCTGACTTGGCAGTAATCGAAATTCCACAGGCTTATTTGGAGATTGAGCTTGAGAATTTTGAAAAGAATGTTATCAAATATGATGCTATTAAAAAAGGCTTGATTGAACCTGAAAGATGCGAACATTGTGATTATTGCAAAGCAACAAAGGTTCTCAAAAAGCCGATAAGTTTGGAGGAATTAAATTTTGAATAATGTTGTTTTAGCCGGCAGATTAGTTGCCGACCCTGAGCTGAAAATAACCACCTCGGGTGTTGAAGTGACAAGTTTTAGACTTGCTGTCAATCAAGACTATGCGAAGTCAGGCGAGGATAAGAAAGCCGATTTTTTTAACATAACGGCGTGGAGGCAAACCGCTGCATTTATTTGCAAGTATTTTCACAAAGGCAACGGAATAGTTCTCAAAGGTCGCTTACAGAGCCGTACATATCAAGCTCAGGACGGTTCAAATCGTTATATAGTCGAGGTCGTTGCTGATAATGTAGAATTTCCTCTCAGCGGCGGCAAATCTAATGATGATACAAGCAACTATGCACCGACTGCATCAGCCCCGGCTCAGACTGCTGCTGTTTCCGATACATCATCCGCAGACTTCCCTATTGACGACGATTTGCCATTTTAAGTGAGGTGCAGCTTTGATTATTCAAATTGATACAAGAGAAAAATCGCGTGCTATTCAAAAAATCTTGCAATATCTTAATGAAAATAATATCAAGTATGTTTCAAGTAAAATGATATGCGGCGATTATTGTGATATAAGCAACCCTCTGTTTTGTATTGACAGAAAGCAGAATTTGAATGAAGTTTGCAACAATGTATGTCAAGATCGAAAACGCTTTATCGCTGAACTTGAGAGAGCCAAAGAACTCGGAATCAGACTTGTGTTTTTAATTGAACACAATGCAAAAATTAAATGCCTTGAAGATGTGCGATTTTGGAAAAATCCAAGATTGAAAGAGCACCCGCTTGCTCTTTCAGGCGAAAGACTATATAAAATTTTATCGGTAGTTGAAAAAACATATAATACTAAATTCTATTTTTGTTGCAAAAATGTAACAGGCAGAGAAATAGTAAAATTACTTGAGGAGGAACAAAATGAAAAATATATCAAAGTTAAGCTACAGTCATAGACTTAAACTCTTTGAACAGGAAAAGCAAAAACTTTACTCACAAAAGCTTAGTTTTAAAGAATTTGAGCAGAAAATAAAAGAATTGGCAGATAAATATGAACTTTAATTCAGACCGGCGAGATGAAATCAAATCGAGGGTGACTATTGCAGATGTAATCAGGAAATATTCGCCCTCGAGCGAAATCAAAAAAGATGTAATACGATGCCCTTTTCATTCTGAACGAACAGCTTCATTCCGAGTTTATCGAAGTAATAATTCTTTCTACTGCTTCGGTTGCGGCGTCGGTGGCGACCAAATCAATTTTGTAGCAAAAATTCTTGATATATCTTATTATGATGCGTTAAAGCGTGTTGATGAAGATTTTATGCTTGGCGTTTTTAGCAGAAAAATATCAAAATCTACTTTGCAAAAACGCATATATGAGCGTGAGCGAAAACAATTTGAAGAAGAAAAAGCAAAACTTAAAAGACAAGCAGAAGAAAACAAATTAATTAACTTTTTTAAAGAGTTACGAAATAGATTTGAGTCTGAATCCGACAATATCAAACTAAAGAATGCAATTATATTTGTTGAGAGCTGGCTCAACGGAAAAATGGACATTGACGGAGTTGTAACACTGTTGCCAAAAGATTATTCCGCTGATGAAATTATCGAAAATGTAAAAGAAAATTTGAAGTAAGGATGTGATAAAGTGACAAATGAAACGGAGGTTGATGTAATAGATCCTGTTGCCCAAATTGAAAGTTACACAAAGAAAGATTTTCAGTTAACAAGACTTCCTTACGATTTTTTGTATGGATTAAGAAACAACAAATTTCAATATTCTCAAATGCAGGTTGTAATGGCAGACAAAGCAAGCAAAGAAGGCGTTAAAAGTTTTAAACAACTTTACAAAGATTATTTGGCGACTTATCATTCCGATGAACAAATGCTTGCTGTAAATTATACTGAATTTGATGGACAACCTTTTCAACTTGCTTGTGGCTCTTACATATGTCATGACGACATTGCTCTGCTTAATTCAAATGGAATAGTCGAGGAAATCTGCAACCATCCAGTCTTGCCGTGCGTAAGGCTTGTGAATATTGATGATAATACAGAAAAACTTATTATCAAATACAGAAAGGGCTACAAATGGCGAGAAATAACCGTAGATAAAGAAATTCTTGCAAGTGCGAGTAAGATTACTTCTCTTGCAAAATACGGCATAGCGGTCAACAGTGAGAACGCAAAAGGGTTAGTTAAATATCTAACAGATATTGAAGATTTGAACTACAACGAAATCGAAGAAAAAAACTCTGTCAGTAGATTAGGCTGGATTAACAATCACGGTTTTAGCCCTTATGTTGACGGTTTGGTTTTTGACGGAGAAGAAAATTTCAGAACTCTTTTTAATTCTGTAAAAATAAAAGGTCAAATCGAAAATTGGATTGAAATAATCAAACCTATTCGAGCAGAGAAAAACATTTGTTCAAGAATAATGCTTGCCGCATCGTTTGCAAGTGTATTAGTCAATCCTTGTGACTGTTTGCCGTTTTTTGTTCACCTTTGGGGCGGAACAGAAGCAGGAAAAACAGTTGCATTAATGCTTGCAACATCAGTATGGGCAGATCCGACTATGGGCGCATATATTCGCACATTTAACAGCACAGCAGTTGCTCAAGAACTTACAGCAAGTTTTGTTAACTCTCTTCCGCTTGTATATGATGAACTTCAAATTCTTAAAGATAAAAAGTCATTTGATGATATGATATACAAACTCTGCGAGGGCGTAGGTCGTGACAGAGGAGCTAAAAACGGCGGAGTTCAAAAAATTGCAACTTGGAAAAACTGTATATTAACATCAGGAGAATTTCCGATTAGTTCGGAAAAATCAGGCGGAGGTGCGGTCAACCGAATTATCGAAATCGACTGCAAAGATAAAAAAATCTTTACAAATCCAAGTGAAATTGTTTCAAATATCAAGCAAAATTATGGTTGTGCCGGTGCAATCTTTGTTAAATGGTTACAGCGAAGTGATAATATTGAAACTGTCAAACATTTGAGGAAAGATTTTTACAAGAAACTTGTTGCCGATTCGGATGTGACTGACAAACAAGCAATGTCTGCAAGTCTTATTTTGACCGCTGATAAACTGATTAACGAAATATTTTTTAATGACGATATTTTGTTGAGCATAACTGAAATGCAATCAATTTTAACTACTCGCACGAGTGTCGATCAAAATCGTAGATGTTACGAGTTTATTAACGATTTTGTTGCAGTCAATTACAACAAATTCAATCCTGAAAAGGACGGCTACAACGGAGAGATTTACGGAACAGTGATTGAAGACAGAATTTACTTCATTAAGAGCAAATTTGACGCAGTCTTGCAAGAAAACGGTTTTAACGCAAAGGCCTTTTTGAGTTGGGCAGTTGAGAATAAGGTGGCGTTTGCTTCAAACACTTGCAATTCTGTAACAAAGCGAATTTGTGGAAAAGTGTGTCGGTGTGCATGTATTTTGAGCGTAGAAGAAACCGCAGAAGACCGCTTTTTGAACAATGAAGACTTACCTTTTTGATTAAATTGTAACAGGTGTAACCGCTGTGTAACTGATTTAAGTTACATTGTTATATCTAAAAAACCGCATAAAATAGCCGTTTTTTAAAATTAAATTTAAAATGTAACAGTGTAACAGCTTTTTTTTACATACACACTATATATACAATATAAAAATAAAATATTGAACAATATATATATCACGCGTGTATAGTGATAAATTACTTGTTACACCTGTTACATATGTTACATTATATATAATATATAGTATTTATCTATATTATTAAGCATTTAAGATGTAACATAGGCGTAACAGCTTTTTGAAAATTTGTTACAGGAGGGATTATGAAACAAACAAAATGTTCAAAATGTATGTTAATGTGGGACAGCTTGGTTGTGAGAAAATGCAATCACGAAGCAGTCAACAGAACATACGGCAAAAACATCTGTATTTGTTGCTGTCAAAAGTGCAGATACTCTGAACAGTTCAAAACAGGTTGGATTTGTACTTACAAAAAAAGGAGATGAAACAATGAAACAACAGGCAATCTGCGAATTATGTATGCAAGCATTTGAAAAAAGAAGTGCAAATCAAAAATACTGCACCGAGTGCGGTGTTGAAATGAGAAAACAACAGCACAGAGAAATTATCAAAAACAGCAAATTAAGAAAAACAGCCGCACGCAATTACAATAAACCCGATACACTTGAAGAAAAATGCAAGAAAATTGATTTGTATAATAAGCGACACGGAACACACTTAAGCTACGGAGAATATACAGCACTCGAAAAGCTTGGAAGAATTTAAGGAGGATAAAGAAAATGATTGATTGTACAAAAACTGAAAATTACTTTGCTGAAAAGAAAAGGATGATAAAAGAACATAGATATATATGTGAACTTAAAGATTGTGCTGACTGTCCTTTACACTGGACGAAGAATGGTATGCGTGTTTCGTGTACAAAACTTGAAAAGAGTTATCCTGGCAAAGCAATTGCAATTATGCAAAAGTGGAGCAACGAACACCCGCAAAAAACTTATTTGAGTGAGTTCTTAAAGAATTATCCGAATGCTCCGCTTGGCGATGGCGGAACGCCTACAGGCATATGTCCTTATCATTTAGGGCTTATGAGCATAGATGATTGCAGAAAAGACCATAACTGCGTTAAATGCTGGAATCAGCCTATTGAGGAGAGTGAAAGTAAATGAAACTTAGACAGGAAATTAATAACACTCGTGACACGATTGACGGCGAACTCAATCGCATTATGGTCACGGACGATACAGAAGAGATAAGAAGGTTGACATATTATTTATTTCTCAACATAAATGACCTTATCTGCAAAAATCAACAAAGAATTGCTAAATCGTTGAGAGGTGAAGAAAATGACTAAAACATTTTGCAACAAGTGCGGAAAACAATTAAAATACGGCGACCACAGAAAAGTTGAATTAACCGTAAGACCATACACTACATACGGCGGCAGATTTAATGTGGAAAATTGAATAAAACACATTGGTTACTTTTTATGAAAAATGGTACTGAAAGTGAGGTGGAAGAATGACCGCAAAAGAAACTATGCAATTGGCTATTGATAGCTACGGTAGAGTAAATCAAGTAATAAAGACAGTTGAGGAACTGTCTGAATTGTCACAGGCTTTGTGTAAAATTCTTACATCTAAATTCACTGACGATAACTCGGAAATTTTTGAAAACATTTTTGAAGAAATGGCAGATGTTGAAATTATGCTTGAACAATGCAAGATAATGTTTCAATGTGATAAAGAAGTGAATAAATGGAAACAGAAAAAGATTGAGAGGCTTGAAAGAAGAATGGGGGAAGATAGTGATAAATTGGAAAGAGACAATAATGGCTGAAAAAGAATGTGAAGATTATATTGAGCGTAAAACAGCGTTCTTATGGCTAAGAAAGTATTATCCACAAGACAAACTATTTATTGGTTCAATTATTGCAGCCATACCGAAAGCTGATATGCAAGAGATTAAACACGGAAAGTGGGAAGAAATCCGAGATGCCTACGGGCAACTTGAAGGATGGATTCATATTGAGTGTGGTAGAGAGGTAAAAATTAAAGAGAATTATTGCCCACATTGCGGTGCGAGAATGGATTGGAGAGGTGAGGAGTAATGGCATTTCCCAAAAAGCTAAAAGCGTTAAGACTTGAAAATGGATTAACGCAAGATGAGTTGGGCGAAAAGCTCTATTTGAGCAGGACAAGTATTTCAAACTATGAAATTGGAAAGAATGAGCCTAATATTGAAACCATAATAGCTATATCAGATTTATTTAACATTACAACAGACGAATTGTTAAAGTGAGGTGTGAACACAATGACAAACTTTGAAAAAATCAAATCAATGAGTATCGACGAAATGGCTCGTAGCAGTATAGACTTTTTCAGTTGCCCATATAACATACCAGGTGACCCGCCATATAGTTATTGCGATTGCGAAATAGGTGAAAAATTTAATCATAATTGTATTAACTGCACAAAACATTGGCTTGAAAGTGAGGCAGAAGAATGACCGCAAAAGAGACTATGTATAAAGCAATCAATACATACGGTGTGGAAAATCAGATGATAAAGACGGTCGAAGAGTTGTCTGAATTGTCGCAGGCTTTGTGTAAAAGCCTTATAAGATTAAATTATACTAAAGAAAAAATATCACTTGAAGATGATTTGAAATCTGTTGATAATATTTTTGAAGAAATGGCAGATGTTGAAATTATGCTTGAACAATGCAAGATGATTTTTTACAAAAGTGAAGATAAAATTAACGATTACAAAAAGAAAAAAATTAAAAGACTTGAAAGGAGATTAATGTCTTGACAGCGAAAGAATACTTGCAAAATATTAGAGATTTACATTTGGATATTATTGCAAAAGAAAAAGATTTAGCAGAACTTAAGCAACAGGCAGAATCACTTCAAAACACAGCTTTGACAGAACGTGTACAAAGTAGTAAGTCTAATTCAAGTAATCAAACTATTGATGAGGTAATTGATATTGAAAACTTGTTAAACGAAAAGAAAACAAAGTGTAATAAATTAATGATATCGGCGTATAAAATTATAATTCAAATTTCAGAAGAAAAATATCGCCGTGTTCTTATAGAATACTATTTTAATTGTCGCACTTGGAGTGGTGTATCAGATGTTATGCACTTAAATAAGCGTTGGGTATTTAGACTTCAGGGCAGAGCTTTACAAGAACTTGAAAAAATATTTAAATTGGCCACCTAAAAGCCATTACAAAGCCACTATTGACCGTGATATAATAGTATCGTAAAAGTTTGACAATAAGAGACATTTTGTAGTTCTCCTTTTTTCAAAAATAACGGCAGACCGCTCTCGTTTGAGGGCGGTTTTGCTTTTGCTGATTTTTACATAAAGAGAGGTGGTGACGGTGGCAAAGGGAAAGTATGAAAAATGGCTTAAAAAAGAAAATTTACTACTGCTTGAGGGCTGGGCAAGGGACGGTCTGACCGATGAGCAGATTGCTAAGAACATGGGCATTTCTGTTAAAACACTGTACCGCTGGCAGGAACAGTATAGTCAGATTTGTCAGTCCTTAAAAAAGGGCAAAGAGGTTGTGGACTATCAGGTTGAAAACGCTTTGTTGTCCTCTGCTCTTGAGGGCAACACTACTGCACAAATATTTTGGCTGAAAAACCGTCGCCCCGACAAGTGGCGGGATAAGCAGAAAGAGGAAACCGACAAGACCGCACTTGACAAGCTCGACAGCATTTTGAAAGAAATCAAAGATGACGCAGAAAGGAGCACAAACAATGCCGTACACGATTAAACAAAAAGAATATATCGCAAACGCTACACATCGTTGGAACATAAAAAGCGGTGCGGTGCGTTCGGGCAAAAGTTTTGTTGATGTCACCTGTATTGTGCCTATGCGTATTCGAGAGCGAATCGGTAAGGACGGTTTGTGCTTTATCATCGGAGTGTCAAAGGAAACTATCGAGCGAAATGTTTTACAGCCTATGCGTGAGCGTTATTCTTCCGACATTGTAGGTACTATTAACAGCCGAAACATTGCAAAAGTGTGCGGTGAAGATGTGTATTGTTTGGGCGCGGAAAAGGTCAGTCAGGTTGCTAAAATTCAGGGTGCGTCCGCTAAGTATATCTATGGCGATGAGGTTGCAAAGTGGAATGAAGATGTTTTCAATATGCTTAAATCCCGACTTGACAAGCCTTATTCGTGCTTTGACGGCAGCTTAAACCCCGAACACCCAACGCACTGGCTCAAAAAATTTATAGACAGTGACGCAGATATTTATTTGCAGGAATACACGATTTTCGATAATAAATTCTTATCCGAAGAGTTTGTGAAGAACCTTTGCAATGAATATGAGGGCACTATTTTCTATGACCGTCTTATTCTCGGCAAGTGGGTGCGTGCCGAGGGTGCTATTTACCGCCGATTTGCCGATAATCCCAAAAAATTTTACTGTCAAATTACCGACAAAATCAACACGGATTTACCGTACAGGCAGTTTTTGAAATCGGAACTTGAAGAAGTAACAATCGGCATTGACTTTGGCGGCAATAAATCGGGCCACGCATTTGTGGCGACGGCAAAGACAAGAGGTTACAATAATTTAATAGCACTGAAAAGCGAACGACACTTCGGTGAATACGATGGAAACGATATTGACAGGCTGGCAATTAATTTTGCACAGTCTGTTTTTGATTTATGCGGTGTTGTGGACTTTGTGTATTGGGATAACGCCGAAACCGTGCTCGGCAGAGGCATTAAACGAGCGTTTGAAGAACATTTCCCGAATACCATAGTCAGACCCGCACGCAAATACCCCGTACAGGACCGTATTCAATGCCTGTTGCGACTTATGGGCGCGGGCAGATTCTTTTACACTGACGGCTGCAATACGCTTAAAACGGCATTGTGCGAGGCTGTATGGAATGATAAAAAACTTGTTGACGAAAGGCTTGACGACGGTTCAACCGACATCGACAGCCTCGACAGTTTTGAATACACATTTGAACGGGATATAAAAAGATTTATAAGGGCGGTGTGAAATGCAATTCATAAATTTTTTGAAAGGAGTGTGGCAGAGAATGTTCCCTCTAAAGGATATTAAACAGGCTTTGGGCGTTAAACTTGCGATTACGGATGATATGATGCAAAGCATTGAAATGTGGCAGAAATGCTTTGCGGGGCAGGCTTTTTGGCTTTCCGACAGCGTTATAAGTTTAAGGCTTGAGCAGGCGATTACAAGAGAGTTTGCAAACATCACGCTTAACGAAATGACTGCAAGCGTAAGCAATGACAAATTGCAGAAAATCTTTGAAACCGCAACGGAAGACCTTAACTCCGAATTGCAGTCGGGCCTTGCAACAGGCGCAATGGTGATTAAACCGTTAGGCGACGACAAGGTGCAGTATATTTCCGCAAATGCCTTTGTGCCGATTGAATTTGACACAAGGCATAGGCTTGTAAAAGTCATCTTTCCTGAATTTAAGAAGATCGGCGACAACTATTACACAAGGCTTGAGTATCATAGCCTTGATACCGAAAAGGGATTGACAATTACCAACACTGCTTATGTGTCTGCAAGTGAGGGGCAACTTGGAAGAGAAATTCCGCTTGCGGCAGTTGACGAGTGGGCAAGCCTGCCGAATGCTGTTACATACCCTGCAATGCTCCGCCCTGCTTTCGGTTATTTTCGCACACCGATTAAAAACACGATTGACGGCTCATCTTGCGGTGTTTCTGTCTACGCAAATGACATAAATCTTATTCGTAAAATAGACACACAATTCGGCAGACTTGATTGGGAGTTTGAGAGCGGCGAAAGGGCAATACATGTTGATGCCGCAGCGTTCAAGAAAGAGGGTACTGAAAAACTCAACAAAAGACTTTACAAAGCTGTAGATGTTGACCTCGGAGATAATGAATTGTTCAAAGATTTTTCTCCTGCAATTCGTCAATCTGATATTACGGACGGGCTAAATACATATCTTCGCAGACTTGAATTTTCAGTCGGTCTTGCATATGGCGATCTATCCGACCCCGACACTGTCGCAAAGACGGCTACGGAGATATTATCAGCTAAGAACCGAAAGTACAACACGGTATCGGCAATTCAGAAACAGCTTAAATATTGTCTTGACGATTTGGTGTATGCTCTCGCCTTTTACAATTCGCTGACAACAAGCGGTTACACATTCGTTTGTGACTTTAAGGACAGTATTCTCACCGATGAACAGACCGAACGCACACAGGATATTCAGGACTTGAGTCTTGGAATTATGCGACCTGATGAGTATCGTATGAAATGGTACGGAGAGGACGAAAAGACAGCAAAAAAGAACCTGCCGCAGTCCTCGGAGGTTGTTGACTGATGTTTACTCCCGAAGTTACAGAGGCAATCCCGATTGCGCTCGAGCAAATTTTTGACAGCCTGCAAATGAGCATAATGACGGAAATAGTAAGAATGTTACTTGAAGCTGCGGAGATTATACCGTCAACAGGCTATAAAATGAGCAGATTATACGATTTAGGTACAAGCAAAAAGCGAATCAAAGACATTGTCGCAAGGACACTTAACCTTAGCGATAGAGAAGTTGAAAACATCTTTACAAATATAACGGAAAGCGGATATAACGAGGCGGAGAGCGCTTTTATTGAACAAGGCAAGGAGTTTATACCATATTCAGAAAACGAGCCACTACAGCAATTTGTGAGGGCCATACAAGTGCAGACACAAAACGAATGTAAAAACATTACGCAGTCAATGGGCTTTGCAAAGCGACAGCCTGACGGCAGTTTGGGCTTTACTCCCGTTTCAGACTATTATCAAGAAACACTTGATAAAGCCGTCACGGAAATTGCAAGCGGTGCGAGTGATTATAATACCGTACTCGAAAAAACCGTAACCGAAATGACAAACAGCGGATTGCGTACGGTTGACTATGCAAGCGGTCACAGCAACAGAGTTACCGTTGCGGCAAGGCGTGCGGTGTCAACAGGACTGAATCAGTTTGTGGGCAAAATCAATGAGGAAAACGCCGAAAAACTCGGCACAAATTACTTTGAGGTATCGTGGCACAGCGGAGCAAGGCCGAGCCATCAGGTGTGGCAAGGCAGAGTTTACAGCAAAGAAGAGCTTGAGAGAGTGTGCGGACTTGGCACGGTAACAGGACTTTGCGGTGCAAACTGCTATCACTCATATTCGCCTTTCACTCCCGGCATAACTCCACGCGCATACACAGATGAACAGCTCGACAAGATGAACGCAGAGGAAAACAAGCCTGTAGAATACAACGGCAAGACATACACAAAGTACGAGGCAACCCAAAGACAGCGCAGACTTGAAACCACAATGCGGGCACAAAGGCAGAAAATAAAATTGCTTGAAGAAGGCGGGGCTGACGAGCAAGCAATAATTAACGCTCGTGCAAGATATGTAAAAACTTCCGATGAATATGTGAACTTCTCAAAAAGCGTCGGACTTTCTCAACAATGGGACAGAGTGACGGTTGGCAGTAATACCGTAAAAGGCATTACAAAACCAAAGAAAGCCGAAATGCCGTTAAGAGGTATCAAGAATGTCGACGACGGAAAAATCAGAGGTATAAACAGCAATAAACATATTGCAAATTCTTCAAAAGGTGATATACTAAAAGAAGAAAGTAAAAAGTCGATTACACCTATAACTGATAAAGCTATTAATCGTGTACCAAAAGTTAATATTAACGGATATACAGACGAACAGTGTAACGAAATTCAAAAACAGCATAAAGAACTTTTAAGATTTTCAAAAGAACATAACCAAAACAAAGAGGTAGCTTTTGTTTTTCGTGAAGATTTAACTGATAAAACACCATTGTTGGGTGTTGATGACCATTTGGATTTTGGCACAAGTTTGTCAGGTAAAGGCAATAATTTAATGATTTTGCATAATCACCCGAGAAATAGCAGCTTTTCTGATGTTGATATTTCTTTGTTTAAAAATTTAAAGTCATTAAAAACATTAACAATCGTAAAAAATAATGGTGATGTAGAATTTATTACAAAAGGTGATAATTTTAACGACGAAGTTTTTAAACTTGAATATAACAGGCTAAAAAAGAAAATGGTTAAAAATAATACCGATGCAGAATATGACAAGTTTATAAGTAAACTTCTTAATAAAACAAAGTCAGGAGTGATTTGGAGTGAAAAGAATATTCCATGAAGATGATTCGGTAATAAAAAAGATACTAAACTCTATTGGCAATGATGAACTTTCAGAAGAAGAGAAAAAGCGTTCAATGTCAAATGAGTTTGACTATTTGGAAGAAGACTAACCGCTCCGTAACAAGAGCGGTTTTGTTATGCGTGAATTTAATACAGAGATTAGCACTTAATCAATCGGATTGAGTGCTTTTTTAATACCAAAAATTTGAAAGGCGGTGACAGAATGAAAGTAAAAGTAGTTGTGTCGTTTAACGATAAAATGAACGGTCTTATCAACAGACCTGTCAATGAAGTCTTTGAATGTACCAAAGACCGAGCGAAAAGCCTTATTGACCGAGGTTTTGTTATTGAGGTTGTAGACAACAAAAATAAAGCAGACTAAGCACCCTTGCATTTGATTGCATAGGTGCTTTTATTTTACCCCGCCGTTGGTTTATACGGCTGAATTTCTACCGCAGGCAAAGCGGAATATAAGCTATGCAGAAAGGATTTTTATTATGAAGAACATACACACACTTCTCTCTGAAATTGGTATTACGATTCCCGATGAGAAAAAGGCAGAGTTTGACAAGGCGGTGCTTGCAAATTACAAGACTGTTGCAGAGGTTGAAAAAATCACAACCGCAAGAGATAATTACAAATCACAGCTTGAAACAGCACAGACAGCACTTAAAGAGTTTGAGGGCGTAGATGTCGAAAATCTTAAAAGCGAGATTGCAAAACTGAACATAAGCCTTAAAGACAAAGAAACCGAGTATCAAACAAAAATTGCGGATATGGAGTTTAACTCTGTACTTGACGGTGCTATTTCAAAGAGCGGTGCGAGAAACGCAACGGCGGTTAAGGCTTTGCTTGACCTTGACAGTCTTAAAATATCAAAAAATCAGGCAGATGACATTACAAAGGCTCTTGAAAGCGTTAAGAGCGAAAACAGCTATATGTTCGGTTCTGATGAGCCGTTCCAAAATCCTGTAAAGAATACAGGAAACGCAGGTATTAAGTCAAACCCTCTTGCAAGTATGAGAGCGGCAATGGGACTTAGTACAGACGAAAAATAATTAATGAGGTGAAATTTTATGGCAAATTCTATTGCACTTTTTAAAACTTACACAGCCTTGCTCGATGAGGTTTATAAGCAGTCGGCACTTACAAGCGAGCTTGACGGTGCGACTGATCTTGCAACAGCGGGCGCAAACTCAAACGAGCTTATTATTCCGATGATTTCAATGGACGGTCTTGCGGATTACAGTCGTAACAGCGGTTATGTGAACGGTGATGTTACACTCACAAACGAAACCGTAAAATGCAATTTTGACCGAGGCAGAATGTTCAATGTGGACACAATGGACAATATCGAAACCGCAGGCGTTGCGTTCGGCAGACTTTCGGGCGAATTTATCCGCACCAAGGTTGTGCCGGAGCTTGACGCATTTCGCTTTGCTGCATACGCAAGTCACGCAGGTATTACCTCTGCCACACCTGCAAACCTTACCACAGGTGCGGCGGTAATTGAAGCACTCCGCAAAGGTACTACTCAGATGGACGAGGACGAAGTTCCGTACGAGCAGCGTTACCTTTACATTGCACCAACTCTTTACGGACTTGTGCAGGATTTGGACACAACAAAGTCAAGAGAGGTTCTCAGCAGATTTGCTAAGATTATCACAGTGCCGCAGACACGCTTTTATACAGCGATTGAACAGCTTGACGGCACATCGAGCGGCAAGACCAAGGGCGGCTATCAGAAAGCAACTGCCGCATCTAACATTAACTTTATGATTATCCATAAGCCTGCACTTATTCAGTTTACAAAGCACCTTGATACCAAGGTCATCGAACCTGCTGTGAATCAGGATTCGGACGGTTATAAGTTTGGCTACAGAATGGTCGGTATTGCAGATGTGTACGAAAACAAGACCGCAGGTATTTACTGCCACACAGCGGTTAAGTCTTAAAGGAGTGTGAATTATGACCGCTTACGCTGACGAAAGCTATTACAAAACCGAATACCTATGCGGCAGAAAGGCGGTCATTACCTCCGCCTTTGCTTATTACGCAAGAGAGGCTACACTTATTATTAATGCTTACACAGGCTCAAATATTGACGATACAAAGGATATAATCGAGCCTGTGAAACTTTGTTGCTGTGAGGTCGCAGAGCTGATGTATAAAGCCGATAATATGAGCGGCAGTGAGGGCATAACATCAGAAAAAGTCGGAGATGTGTCACGCTCGTATGAAAGCTGTGAGGTTCGCAAAAAGCAACTTACACGATGTGTTAAATCCGCAGTATATAAGTATCTTGCAGACACAGACCTTTTGTACAGAGGTGTTTGATTATGTTTACGGATACTATGCTGACCCTTTACAGATTTAACGGCAAAGGTTTTGACCGCTATGTTATTCCGTATTGCCATTGGCAGGAGTGCAAAGCCGCTAACGTGCTTAAAAGCGGAATGCAGAACGCTGACGGAATAGCTATATACATTCCGTTAAATGCGCTTGTTCTTGCTCCGAATGATTTTTTATTTCCGAGCGACAGTCTGCTTTTAAACGCTGATATATCGCCCCTGTGCCCCTCTCAAGATATTATTGTAAAAGGTGAGTGTAATTTCATCTTTGATAATTCAAGCGACAGGAGCGTATCAGAGAGCCTAAAAACCTTGCGTGACAAATACGAAATTCACACAGTAATGAGTATCGACCGCCTGCTTTACGGTTCTGCCGATATGCAGCACATTAAGATTTCGGCGAGGTGACAATATGCTTTTTAATATTAATCAGCCGCCGGATGTTGACGGCACTCTTTCTCTCAAGTGGAATAAAGAATTTGCTAATAATTTAAACAAGCATATAGCAAGAGCACAACGAGAGGTTGACAAGGATTGCATTAAGCTGATGAAGCCGTACACACCTTTTAAAATCGGCGTACTCGAAAACTCCGCAACTATACATACCGTTATTGGCAGTGGAGAAATCAAACAGGTTACACCTTATGCAAGGTATCTTTACTATGGCAAGGTGTATGGTCCTAACTATCCGATCGTGCGAGAAAAAGACGGCACGGAGCATATCGTATTCGGACGCTATAACGGTGACGGCATTATAATCGGTTGGCGAAGTCCTAAAGGCAAGAAAAAACACCCGACAGGCAGAGATATTCACTACAGCAAGGACAAGCACCCGCTTGCGGGCAAAATGTGGTTTGAGCGAATGAAAGCCGACCGCAAAAGGGATATTCTGCAAGCGGCGGCAAGAAGACTTGGGAGTAATGCAAAATGAATATAATCGAACTTGTAAGGTCCGTTGTGCAGGAGTTTCCGAAAATCGGCGAGCTTGTACACATTGATTATTCAACAAACAAAGTACAGGATTTTGGACTTTCTCCGACAGGCGACACGCTTGTCAGCGAAGACATTTTAGGAAATCAAACACGCAATCACACCTTTATCCTGTACGCTACCTGTCAGTCGCTCAACGACTATGACCGACTTGTAAACAGCGGAATGTTGCTTGAACTGCAAATGTGGCTTGAACGGCACGCAGAGGGTGACATAGAAGTTGAAGTCGGCGACAACATTTTATATGGTGAGCTTAAAAAACTCACTTGCTCAAACGGAATGCTTTACAGCATACCTGACGAAAACAACAACGGCGGTGTGCAGTACCAATTGCAAATCACCGCCCAATACGCTATTGAAAATTGATTAAAAATTGAAAGTGAGGAATTATTATGGCAGTATCAACACCCGATATCGGTAAACTCAAAAGAAGTTACCTTTTACATTTTATTGACGCAAGCTTTGGCACAGGCGAAAGTCCAAAGTGGTATCTTATCGGCAAGGACATTGACGATATGTCGGTCGAGCTTAGTCCGGACACAAGCACAGTAAAGAACATTCTTGATGAAACCTCTGTAAATGACAATGGCTACGAGCCTACCCTTGACGCAGGAACATATTACGCAAATACAGGTGACAGCATTTACCCGAAAATCAAGGATATTGCAATGAACCGCCTTACCGGTGATGACTGCAAAACCAAAATTCTTGAAGTGCTCATTGACAAGAAAACAGGCTCTTATGATGCTTGGATTGAGGACTGCATCGTTAAACCGCAGTCATACGGCGGTGCACAGGGCGGTGTAAACATTCCGTTTAATGTTACATTTGACGGCAACAGAAAGCAGGGTACAGCGACAATCTCAGATAAGGTACCGACATTTACCGAAACTGTATAAGGAGTGATTCTATGCAGAGTTTGAATTTTAAAACACCCTTAAAAACATATGCAATCAACAATGATGAAAACACAGTGATCAAGATTAACACAACAGATTTCGGACTTATTGACAGACTGAAAAATCTTGTGGAACGCGCAGGCAAAATCGCCGATAAATACAAAACTATGTCAGAAGACAAACTTAATATTGATGTATTTATCGACTTTGACAAGGATATTCGCAAAGAGATTGACTATGTTCTCGGCGAGGGCGTAAGTCAAAGCGCTTTCGGCGATGTGAATTGCTTGTCTATCTGTGACGACGGCAGTATGATTTTTGAGAACTTTCTTAATTGTGTTGTTCCCGTTATTCTTGACGATGTTCAGACCGCTGTCGCAAATCGTTCAAAGCATATTGAGAAATACACAAATCAGGCAAAGAGGCTTACAAAGTGATAGGCTTACTTCCGACAAGCCTCGAGGTAGACGGAGAGCAGTACGAAATCAATACCGATTTTCGTATTGTTCTCTTGATTTTTGAGGCTTACGCAGATAAGGAACTAAGCGACTATGAAAAATTTGTTGTGTGTTTAAACTGCCTGTATAAAGAAATACCGCAGGATACCGAAGAGGCTATGAAAAAAGCCGTATGGTTTCTTGACGGCGGAAATGTACCTAAATCTCGAAAAGCACCGATAAAAATACTTGATTGGGACTATGACGAAAGCATTATTTTCCCTGCGCTCAACAAGGTGGCAGGCTTTGAAACGAGGTCAAAGGATTATTTGCATTGGTGGACTTTCCTCGGCTATTTCAGCGAGGTAGGCGACGGCTTGCTCTCGCAGGTAATGAACATAAGAGGCAAGCGTGCTAAGGGCAAAAAGCTTGAAAAATGGGAGCTTGATTTTTACAACGAGCATAAAGAACTTGTTGACATCAAGGAAAAGCTCTCTCCCGAACAGCAAGCAGAACTTGATGCAGAGGAAGATTTTATAAACAATCTTGTATAGGTGTTGCACAAAATTGTTGTTGACAATGAACAAACTTTGTTATATTATGTAACAAAGGAGTGATTATCTTATGTCTTTTATATCTTGGTTTAGAATGCAACCAGTGCAAGTTGATGACGAATTAATTACAAGAGCAGAACTTGATAAAAGAGTATTAGAAAAGAATTTAGAAGATGCTAAGTTACTTGAAACCGATTTAGTTGAGGCGGGGTATTTTTTAGGTTGTTGTTCCGAATGTGCTAAACGAAGAGGCAGAGTGTTTAGTTTATCAGGTGAAGATAAACGATTTCCTAAATTTGAACGAGAATATGGTTGTACTTGCCAAGGTATTGGTTTTACTCCTATTTCTGATTTAGATTTAGAAGATGATTTCTTTAATGTAAGTACATTTATAAATAAGCCTGTTGATATTATACAATACAGCAATCGTCCATTTACAGATGATAGAACAGACAAGGAAAAGAAAATATATGAAATGTTTGTTAAAGAATGTGAAGCGAATGAGTGGTACGAACCGTATGGTAAGAGGTTAGACGAACTAAAGAAAGAAACCGAATTACAATACGATTGGATTTGTAAAAACTTGCCGAAATACGCACCTAAATCAAAATATGCTTTTTTTGATATGAAAGAAATTAATTCTGTTGAATTTCAAAAGATTTCTAAATTAGCAGAAGATAAAGGTAAAATAATATATTATACTAATGATGAACTTGCTGAATTAGAAATAATAAAGCCGATAAGAGCCAAATACTCAAAAATAATCGGTGAATGTATGCAGTTTAGATACGGATATAAATAGCAAAGCAGAACGCAACAAAAGCCACTCCAGACGGGGGGGCTAAAATTTTATCAAATTATACAGCGTACATCTTCGGGTGTGCGCTGTTTTTATACCACAAGGGGGCTGCATTTTCGCGCCCCTTTTACTTTTACAGAAAGGAGTGTGATTACATGGCGGTTGACGGTAGCTTGATTTTTAATACCAAAATCGACACAAGCGGTCTTAACAGCGATATTGCAAGAATCAATAAAGCTATTGAGGCGGCTCAAAAGAAAGCACAGTCAAGCACAAAGCGAACAGGTAAGACGGCTAAGGCACAAGCCAAACAGTCGGCAAGTGTAACCGAGCAAGGCAAAAAGCGTGAAACCTCGGCGGCAAAACGCAGTGCCGCACAAACGCAAAATTCGGCAAAAGAAACGACTAAAGTTGTTGAGCAAACTGCGAAAGAGGCTGAAAGCAAGGTTGAAGAAAATGCGAATAAATCCGCACAAGATGTACAGCAAGCAACTGCGCAGTCTACGGAATCTGTCAAAGAGTCTGTTAATTCAGTATCCGAAAGTCTGTCAGGCACTGCGGAAAATGTCGGCTCAAGCGTAGAGAGTATGGCACAAGATGTGGCAAGTTCCGGGTCATTGATTGAAGCGGGCATTAAAATAGGCATAAAAGCATTAGAAAAACTTGTACAAGCTGCTAAAAAGATTGCAGAGCAAATCAAGAAAGCGATTATTGCAGTTGTAAAAACGATTGTTAAAGTCGTTACATATACTGCCAAAACGGTATCGCAAGCATTAGGTACGGCACTCAGTACAATCGGCAAGTTCACGCTTAAGCAGTTCATCGGCGACTTTGAAAAGCAAAGCAGCGGATTATCAAATCTGTTGATTACCTTGGGTTCGTATTTTAGCTTGTACAAACTGTTTGATTGGGGCAAAGAAGGTGTGGAGTTAGGTTCTGACCTTGCAGAAGTTCAGAATGTAGTTGATGTAACATTCTCTCATATGACCGACAGCGTAGACAATTTTGCTAAATCGGCGCAAAATGCTTACGGCTTATCCGAAACTATGGCTAAAAAATATGTCGGTACATTCGGCTCTATGGCAGAGGCTTTCGGCTTTACGGAACAGCAAGCATTTAATATGTCAACAGCATTAACGGCTCTTACGGGCGATGTGGCGTCATTTTATAACATCACGCAGGACGAGGCGTACACAAAGCTGAAATCTGTTTTCAGCGGCGAAACAGAAACGCTCAAAGACCTTGGCATTGTGATGACGCAGAACGCACTTGACAATTACGCAATGGCAAACGGCTGGAACAAGACAACATCGGAAATGACCGAGGCTGAAAAGGTAACGCTTAGGTATAACTTTGTGCTTGACCAACTCAATAACGCAACAGGTGACTTTGCCCGAACGCAAAACAGTTGGGCAAACCAAACACGAATATTACAATTGCGTTGGCAAACATTACTCTCAACCATAGGCAAAGCGCTGATTAATATTTTTACGCCTATTTTACTTGTGCTTAATGAAGTTTTAGACAGATTGCAGTCAATTGCACAGTGGTTTGAAAGCGTAGTAACAGCCGTATTCGGCAACTCTTCGGCGAGTTCGGGCGCATTGTCAGACGGAATGAATGACCTTTCCGATTCGGCGAATTCGGCTACAGATAACATTAATAACACATCAAGTGCAGTTGAAAAGCTGCAGAACAATATCAGCGCTTTTGATGAACTTAATGTTATGAGTGATACCACGCAGGACAATACAGATTTTGAGGGGCAAGTAAATCAGGCGCTTATCACAGCAGGTATTTTAAAAGATATTGTTGCCGATACCGTAGAGCCTGTAAAAAATTTCAAGTTCGATAAAATACTTGTTCAAAGTATAAAGTCAGGCAATTGGCGACTTGTCGGGCTTATACTCGCAAATAAGCTGAAAAAAACTTTGCAAAAAATCAAGTGGGAAGACATACAGGAAGCTGCGGTAAAAATTGCAAATGGCATTGCCGATTTCATTAACGGTGCGCTTGAAAACAAAACTGTATGGGAAACTGTCGGCGAAACTATTGCGAAAGGACTTAATACGGCATTTAAATTTTTGCTTACCCTGCTGTCTAACATTAATTGGGAAGATTTAGGCGAAGCGATAGCGGAAATGTTCAACGGTTTTCTTGAAGATTTTGACCCGGTAGTCTACGGAGAATTAGCAGCGGAAAAGATTAATGCGATATTTGACGCACTTCACGGTTTTGCTTCTACATTTGATTGGAAACAACTCGGTTCATCAATTGCGGAATCTTTACTTGCTTATTTTAGCGGACTGAAGCTCACGGACGAGGGTGAAGGCTCTAAAATTCCCGATACTATAGCGGAAGTAATCAACGGTATAGTACAAGCGGGTATAGAATTATTTACTTACACTGACCCCGACACAGGCGAAAATGTATGGTCGTATATCGGTGATGTGTTAGGTGAGGGCCTCGTCAGATTTCTTGATACTTTCTCAATTACGGACGCTATAGAATTAGTCAAAGACGCTGTTTTTGCAATAATAACAATGATTTACCACGCATTTAAAAAGGTTTCTGAAAGTAACAATTTCTTGCAGATCGGTGCAGATATTGCAGACGGTGTCAACGATTGGCTTGACGATGAAGGTTGGTGGGCAGAAACAGGAAAAATGCTTGATGTAATTGTCAACGGTATTCTTGATATGCTCGTTGGATTTATCGGAAAACTTGATGTGGGTAAAATTGATAAAGCACTTGAGGTGTTGGGTAACAACATTGATTGGGACGGTATATTTTCAAAGGTTAGTTATGTTGTCTTAACGGCGTTTCATAAAGCATTGGCTTGGCTTATTTCGAAAATCAAACCTGTGCTTTCGTATATTTCTCTTCTGTTTGGTATAAGAGTAGATTTAGGCGATACAGTAGAAAATCTGTACAAAATGCATTTGATTGATGTTGGCGGTAAAGATTACGAAGAGAATGTATACGGAACATTATACGATAATGAAAAAGTAGTCAGAAATCGAGAGAACATAGAGCGTAAAGGCAATGACATGAATGGAAAAGCTACCGCAGCAGGTGAGCAAATCGGTGAAAGTCTTGCAAATGGTATGTCAGACGGTTTCGTAACTTGTTGTGAAAAAAATCAAAAAATGGGCTTGAAAGTTGAAACTACAACAGGAGAGCTCATCGGAACAGCAAACACAACAATCGAAAACGATACATCGCTTAACACTACACTTACAGAAAAAGGTTCAAACGGTCAAAAAGCATTTATCGGCGCATTTGATGAAACGAAAACGATAAGACATTTTGAGGATATATGGACCAAAATTAAGGGCGTTTTTTCGAGTGTAAGTGATTTCTTTAAGAGTACATTCGGAGATGCTTGGACAAAAGTTAAAAATATCTTTTCAGACCATTCCGGTGTCGAAAATATTAAAAAATCAGTTGAAAGTGTGTTCAAAAACAGCCTTAATAATCTTATTTCGGGTATTAACAGTGTTATTTCGAATCCGATTGTATCGCTCAATAATATTATTACAAAACTAAGAGATTTTAAGGTCGCAAATTTAACACCATTTTCGTGGGTTCCGACTATTTCGTATCCGCAAATTCCAAAACTTGCTACAGGCACATATGTACCTGCAAATTACGGTGAATTTCTTGCAGTTCTCGGCGATAATAAGCGTGAAGCGGAAGTTGTTTCGCCGATATCAGCAATGAAACAGGCTATGTCGGAAGTGCTTGCGGAATACGGCGGAACAGGCAACAGCGGTGATATTCACATTACCTTGACTATGCCTGACGGCAGAGTGCTTTTTGAGGCTGTTGCTGATGAGAACAACAAAATCAAGAAACGCACAGGCAGGTCCGCTTTTGCGTAAGGAGGGATAAGATTGAGTGAATTTAAAGGCTATTTAATTAAATTCCCGAAAAACGGCTTGCAGTTTCCACATAAGCTCATAGCTAAAGAAAGTTATCAAGCCACACCTTTACAGCGTACGGAGATTAAAGCTTATCGTGACAGCAATAACCTTTTAAGGCGAGTAACATCACCGAACAACAAAACTAAGATTACATTCAATACCAAGGACGGTCTTACCCTTGCTGAAATGAGAACTATTCGCAGTGTTTTAAACGGTGCTATGTCAAATTCTCAGCAACGCAAGCTCAATGTTGAATACTGGGACGATGAACTCCTTGCTTATCGTACAATGACCGCATATATGCCTGATATTACATACACACCAAAGATAATTACTGCGGATAATATAAAATATTCCGCCGTAACATTTACATTCATTGAATACTAAGAGGTGGTTAATTTGCTTGAGGTTTCAAGCCTGCACAAAAAGCAGACTATTGAAAATCTGATTGAAAACACGCTTACAGTTTCATTTCCAAACGGTGAATACGAGGACATTACCGAGGAAAACATAGCAAGCGAAAGTATGAGCCTTAAACAGTCAATTTGCGATGAAAGCAAGCTGAAATTTGGTGGCTGTATTGCCGCTGAAATTAACATTGACATTGTAAATTCAATTGACAGAACCTTTACAAATGACCTTGTAGGCAAATGGATAAGCGTAAAATTAACGCAGCGTTTTCCGAGCGGAGAAAAGCTGCTGCCATCTGCAAAGCTGTTTTTAGGTACATCACTTTTGTCGGGAGAAACCGTAGCTATAAAGGAATATTATTTGTTTAGCGGTATTATTGACAGCGCCAAGCTCGACAAGAATAACCGCAATCAGCGGCACGTTGTCGCTTATGACGCACTTTCTATGTTATATGATATTGACGCAACAAATAAGCTGTTTAATTTATGGAAAACTTATCCAAACGGCTATAAAATTGGCGAATTGGTTGTGCTATGCCTTAACTACAACGGAAAGCATATGATTCAGGTCGAGGATAACAAAGAAATTCTTGATGAGGTGATAGACCAATCAACAGGCTTAACTGTACGGAATTTTCCAACATACAACAGAGCGTGGCTTGAGGACTCAAATACTATTACATACGGCGAACTGCTCAAGAATTGCTGTGAATTGCTCGGAGTATTTGGAACAATTATTCCTAATGCAAGCTATGGCGTTTTTAGATACATCGAACTCGGCAAGAGTACAGAAAAATACAATTTTTACGAAAACTTATACGCAGAAGAATACGATTGCAGCGGCTACAACAAATTTGTGTTTATCAACGGTTATTCGTCAAGAAAGAAAAAAACAATCGAGTTTGAAACTTTGTGGGGCGATGAGTCGAACAGTTATGACTTAACAAAAAATACAGTCTGCCGACAGGAGGATGACGGCACAGGCGGTTCGGTAATACACAATGTACAAAATCTTCTTAACGGCAAAACAGGCGAGCGCTTTTATAACTGTTCGTACACACCGCTTACAGCTACTCTTGACGGCAGACCGTGGCTGCAAGTAGGTGACGGTATAGAAATTGAAAATTATATAACAGACACAAACGGCGATTTCGTTTTAGATGAAAACGGAAAGCCGAAAAAGGAAAAAGTAAAAGCCTATGTGCTTAGTCGGACTTTAAGCGGCATTAAAGCATTGACTGACAGCATAGAGGCAAAGGGGGCATAAATATGGCATACAACAAAATCAATTGGGAAGACGCACCGAGTACAGCAACTCCGCTCGATGCCGAAAACTTAAATCATATGGACGACGGTATCTACAGCAACAGTAAGGCATTAAATGATAAACTTAACAAAATGCCATTTGATACAGAACCAAAGTATAACAGTCCTAATTATATTACAAGTGGCACGTTATATAACAGTGTTAATACCCTTAATCAAAGTATTGAGAAAAAAGCAAATAAGGCAACGACTTTGGCAGGTTACGGAATTACCGACGCTTACAATAAAACATATCTGGATAAGGCACTAAAGGACAAACTTAATAAAATGCCCTTCGATACTGTGCCTGCGGCAAACAGCCCAAATTATGTTACAAGCGGCACTGTGTATAACAGTGTTAATTCGCTTATGCAGACCGTTGCGCAGAACAAAACCGATATAGAAAAATCGCTTGCAGGCAAATATGATGCGGCGAATAACGAAATCGGTTCGGGAGAATTATCTCCGACGCAGACAATTTATGAGGGCAGTGCGGGAAAATTCGTTTATTCAAAGAACGGCGACGTAGTTACTGTTTCTGTAAATATTACAAGTATGACGGCGAATAAAAACTATTTGCAAATGACGGGTTTGCCGTTTCCAGCAAAAGCAGAAAGTAAACTTGCAAGTATTGCCGTATATTCTACAGCGAATAAATTGCGTAATGTGAGAATAAGCGGTTCGTGGATTTATGTCAGCTCAACGGACAATTTTGCAGAGGGCGAAAAAATCAATTTCATTATTACTTACATAATCAGATAAGGAGCGAATTACTATGGAAATCAAAGAAAGAATCACACTCGATATGCTCACAAAAGACAGTGTAAGCGTGTTAAGACAGAAGTTTATCAATCTCGGCGGCGAAGATGTGCAGGTCGGCGGCAATGTTCGCAACGCTTACACAAATTGTGAAGATGACAAAAAAATTTTAAAAGAACAACTTTCAGAAGAATATTATAACGCCGTTATGACGGTATGGGAGGTATAATTATGTCTTATAAATTTAAAGAAATATGGTGCAATAAAGGTAATTTCACAGAGAGCAACAGAAAACCTTCGGAAATTGATACGCTTGTTATTCATTACACCGGCAACAACGGCGACACAGCAGAAAACAACGGTAACTACTTTAAGAATAATGCAGTTGAAACATCTGCACATTATTTTGTCGATGATACAACGGTTGTACGATCTGTCGCTGACAAAAATATTGCTTGGCATGCAGGCGACTGGGATATTAACTGCCGCTCAATCGGAATTGAAATTGCAGGTTCAACAACAGAATGCACAGGCAAGACACTTGAAAATGTAATCTTACTTGCTCAACGACTTATGAAAAAGTATAACATCAAAAAAGACAAAGTAATTCGCCATTATGATGCTAACGGTAAAATCTGCCCGGGCTTTTGGTGCGGTTCATCAGCAAAGGACAAGCTGTGGAAAGAACAGTTTTTAAATAAACTTGAGGGTAACTCTGAAAGCAAAGAAGACTCTAAAGTTAAAAAAGATGATAAACCTACGATTGAATATTGCGTATTTGCAGGCGGTAAGTGGTTACCAACTGTAAAAGGTTTATCAGACTTCGCAGGCATTGCCGGCGAGGCAATCAGCGGTCTTGCAATCAGAGTAACAAAAGGTAAGATTAAGTACAGAGTGCATATTAAAGGCGGTAACTGGCTTAGCTGGGTTACAGGCTTTAATCTTAATGATGATGTAAACGGCTATGCCGGTATTCTCGGAATGGATATTGATGCTGTACAGATTTATTATACAACTCCTGCTGATGTTAAGTCCGCACACGGCAGCTACTATAAGGCTACATACAGAGTTTCTGCAGTTAATGAAGACTATTACGATTGGCAGCACGATGACGAAAAAGATAGTAAGCAGGACGGCTATGCAGGAACAAAGGGCAAGGCTATTGACCGTATTGAGCTTACTTTAACTTAACGAGGTGTAGTATGTCAACAGAAATAATTACATCATTAATCATTGCGAGCAGTAGCATTATATGTCAACTTCTCATTAATTCTTCAAATCGTAAAAAGCTCAAAGCGGACAATGAAAGCACTAAATCTCTTATAGTGTATCGTATAGATAAACTTGAGCAAAAGCAAGATAAATACAATCATTTGCAAGAGCGAGTGTTTAATCTTGAAAAAAATTCAGCTGTTGCAGACGAAGAAATCAAAGTCGCAAATCACAGAATTGCAGACCTTGAGCAAAAATAAGGAGGTAATAATATGAAAAAAATTACAAATTGGAAATCGTGGGCAAAATGTGCAGGCGTAAGAGCAGTAAAAACCGTTGCTCAAACTGCAATTTCGGTTATCGGTGTATCTGCCATGTTAAGCGATGTGAATTGGGTTGCGGTCGCCTCGGCAAGTGTACTTTCGGGAGTTCTTTCGCTGTTGACAAGTGTTGCAGGTTTGCCGGAAATATCAGAAGAATAAGAATACATAAGTTTAGCCCCTCGGATACCAAAGTGGTATTTGAGGGGCTTTTACTGTGTAATTTACTGTGTAACTTTATTGATTTTAGCTGATATTGTTTGATACCGAAATTCACTCAAAAAGCAAAGGCTGAGTGATTGAAAAACATAGCAAATAAGCCGATTTTTCAGTGTTTATCGCAAAAAATAAGCACCCGATTGCTCAGGTGCTTTTGGCGGAGATGGAGAGATTTGAACTCTCGCGTCGGAGTTACCGACCTACTGGTGTTCGAAGCCAGACCCTTCAGCCACTTGGGTACATCTCCATATTAAATTATCGTACTCAACTATTATAACGGCTCAATTAAAAATTGTCAATACCTGTAACTAAATTATTATTTTATCATAAAATGAAATGAATAAGCAATACCGAATTATTTTTCGTAAGGCGGGTGATTTTATGGCTTTTGACACAAGAGAATTGTTTGCTCGGTTGTTAAAATGCGAAAGCGGAGGAGAGGGGATTGAAGGTATGCGTGCGGTTGCCTCTGTGATTATCAACAGGTCAACTGTTCCTTACGGGGAATTTGCACGGATAAGCAACGGCGGAGATGTGCGGGCAATCATTACACAGCCAAATCAGTTTACCTGCTTAAAGACTTCCGTAGGGGGTCAGTACAATTCGCAAAATGTGTATAATATTGTACCTGAAGATATACACTACGAAATTGCAGATTGGGCACTTGCAGGCAATACCGACAGCTCGGTCGGCAATTCTTTATTCTATTTTAATCCTTATTCCTCAACCTGTCCAAACTATTTTCCTACCAATATCGGCGTGATTTACAATCGTATCGGTAAACATTGTTTTTATTCTCCGACACAGGCTTACAAAAACACATAGGAGTGATTTGTTTTGGTAAATTACATCAACAATAAAAAGGCGCAGCAGCTCAACCCAAATACTCTGTATAATCTCGACACCAATCCCTCAGCCTGCAATAATTATAATTGTATAAACAACCAGATTCCAAATACCATACAGCAATACGGTTACGAAATTCCATCCATACTTGACCTGGCTACATTGGTTAGCCCCACAAGTCCGAATTATCAAAGTTTCAGTCCTGATCAACAGGCACTGAACAGAAGAAATCCTGCGTCGGGGCAGTCGATAAATCAACTTACACAGACAATCCCTGCCGAAAGTCAAAATAACGAAGTTGCAAATGATTTGGCGGTTCGTGAAATTCAGAACATAGATTCAACCCAGCCGTACAATCCCGAAACATTGCCGACCCCCGCAATGATAAACGAACAGAATATGCAAAATATGCAAAACAATCAGACTGCAATGTCGACGGCAAGCCTTTTGACCGACATAAAAAATCCGTATGAGGTAACAGCCGAAAGTGTGCAATATCTAAACGGTTTTATACGCACTCAAATCGGAAGAAGAGTATCCATTGATTTTCTTGTGGGTTCAAATACAATTGTTACAAAATCAGGATATTTGCTCGGCGTTGCGGCAAACTATATTCTTATAAACGAGCTTGACACAAACGACCTTACAACCTGCGATTTTTACAATATTAAATTCATCAGATTTTATTTTAATTAAAATAAGATGCTTTTTCAAAAGTTGGGGTGAATATGGTTTAGCCGACTTTCGGTCGGACAACAAAGTTAAGAGAAAGAAAAATTTTCTGCCCGAAGTTAAAAGTTTGGTCAACCTTTTCAAAGGTTGTGGGTGTGGGCAACGCCCGCAAATAGTTTTCTTTTATACAATGTCTGACAGCCAAATGGCTTGCCGTTTGCGGCTTGAATACAATGGCGAGAGCCTTTTAATTGCGTAAGTAGGAATAAGTCAGAAAGATTATTTTATAAGTTTGTTGCCTGTAAACTACTTATACATTATAATAAAATGCCTACCATTCCGCTTTTCTTTTGCGTGAAAAGAAAAGCTCCAA